CAGCTGGTACATTTAATGCATTAACCGTTAACGGAAATGAGTCAGTAACTGGGTTCTTAAATGTAACTGGTAACGTACTAACAGCACAACTAAATGCAGGACAAATTAATACTACTGGTAACGTACTTGCTACAGAAGGTGTGTTTAATGGGTTAACTGTAAACGGATATACAAACGTTAACGGTAACTTATCAACAGCACAATTAAATGCCGGACAAATTAATACTACTGGTAACGTATTAGCTACAGCGGCTGTGTTTAACGGACTAACCGTAAACGGAAATGAAACAATTTCTGGTTATATAAATGCTGCAGGTAACATATCAACTCCACAATTAAATGCAGGACAAATTAATACTACTGGTAACATACTTGCTACAGAAGGTGTGTTTAATGGGTTAACTGTAAACGGTAACGAAACAGTGACTGGGTTCTTGAACGTAACTAGTAATGTATTGGCTACAGCTGGTACATTTAACGCATTAACAGTCAATGGCAATGAAACAGTAACTGGATTCTTAAATGTAACAGGAAATATATTAGGTGCCGCAGGCACACTATCAGAATTAACAGTCAATGGCAATGCGTCAGTAACTGGATTCTTAAATGTAGGTGGCAATATCATTGCTACCACAGTTGATACCGGCGGTATAGAAGCAACAGGGGTAATATTTGCAAACAGTACTTTAATATCTACATCAACTACCACTGGCGCACTTCAGGTTGCTGGTGGGGTTGGAGTAGCGGGCAATTTAAACATAGGTACAGTGGGTGCAGCAAGTGGTCAGTTCCATACAGTAATGGGCAATATATCACAAACATCTAGCGGTGGTGCGGTATATTTTAATACCGCTGGTAACGTAATGGCTGCAGTTGGCCAATTTGGTGCTATTAACAGTACAGGATATATTAATACATCTGGTAATATTAGTACAGCACAATTAAATGCTGGTCAAATTAATACAACAGGCAACGTACTTGCCACCGCAGGTACATTCAATAGTCTAACCGTTAACGGAAATGAATCAGTAACTGGTTATTTGAATGTAACTGGTAACGTGATGGCTGCTGTGGTAACAGCAAGTCAAATTAATACAACAGGCAACGTACTGGCCACTGCTGGTACATTTAACGCATTAACTGTTAATGGTAATGAGACAGTTACTGGTTTCTTAAATGTAACTGGTAATGTAATTGCTACTACAGCAGAAGTGGGCAGTGTAGAAGCATCGGGGGTTATCTATGCTAACTCAAGCGCAGCAACCACAACGCAAGGAACAGGCGCATTAATTTTACCTAACGGTGGTATTAGCGTTGCCGGAGCCGCAAATATTGCAGGCACAACTACAATTGGTGGCGCTACACAATTAAACAACACTTTATCAGTTGGTGGACTTTCTTACTATACAAATACAACTAACGCAACAGAAGCAACTGGCGCAAGCGGCGCACTACAAATTAAAGGTGGCGCAAGTATTGCTAAAGACTTGCATATTGGCGGAAATATTTACGCAAGTAATATATTTGGTACAAGTTATCAAATTATTACAGTTCAAGATCCGTTGCTATACTTAGACGCAGCAAATACATTCCCGTATAACTATGACATTGGTTTTTATAGTAACTTTGTAGGACCTAATCCATTAGATAATACTGGTAACGCATATCAACACAGTGGTGTAGTTCGTGACAATGCAGATAATACATGGAAATTCTTTAGTAATGTTCGCTCAGAGCCTAGCGGCGCCAGTGTAACATTTAATGCTGATACTATCTACGATCCAGTTCGTGCAGGTAACTTAACATTGACCTACACACAGGCTGCAACAAGCACAACAACAGGTGCATTGATAGTAGCTGGTGGTGCCGGTATTGCTGGTACTGTGGTGGCAGGACAAATAAACAGTACAGGAAATGTACTAGGACAAGCCGCAACGTTTAATGCCCTGACAGTTAATGGCAACGAAACTGTAACGGGATTTTTAAATGTTACCGGTAATATACTAACAGCGTCAGTAAGCGCAGGACAACTTAATACTACTGGTAATTTAGTAGCAAGCACTGTACTAGCTCAATTAGTAACCGCAGATGATGCTACTTTTGGCAATGTGGCTGCAGGTTTTGTAGGTAACACGGGAACTGTGTACACTGGCGCAAGTATTAATCTAACAGGTAATGTATTAGCAGCCGCTGGTATATTCAATGCTACAACCGTTAACGGTAATGAAAGTGTTACCGGATTCTTAAACGTAACTGGTAACATAATGACAGCACAGTTAAATGCTGGACAGGTTAACACTACAGGTAATGTACTAGCGCAAGCTGGGGTATTCGATGCGGTAACTGTCAATGGAAACGGATCAGTAACGGGAAACTTAAATGTAGGCAGCAATATCCTTGCACTTAATATTTTAAGTAACTTTATTACAGCAGATGACGCAGTAATAGGTAATATTTCTGCATCATTATTTGGTAATGTTGGCGCAGTATTTACAGGAACAACAGCTGCATTTAACGGTAACGTGATTGGCGGGTTAGCACAATTTGCTGCAATTAACAGCACACCAATAGGTAATGCTACAGCAAGTACTGGTGCATTTACTACCTTGCGTGCAAGCGAAGGTATTTGGGCAAATAGTACAACAGCAACAACTAACACAACAACTGGTGCAATAGTAGTAGCGGGTGGTATTGGAGTTGCAGGCAATATATGGCAAGGTGGCGCATACTTAGATACAAGTTCAAGTAACTACATTTTTGCTAGCACACCAACAGCAGTAACGGCATTTACAGCTGCATCCACATTAAGTATCGGTGATGCGACGGGCACGATGACATTGAGAAATCCAAGTATACTTGGAGTATCTGCAACACAAACATTGTTTAACACAACAGCTACAACAATTAACTTTGCCGGTGCTACAACAGATCTTACAATTGGTGCTACATCAGGTACTGCTAATATTAGACAAGCAAATATTTGGTTGCCTAATGCCACATCACTAGATGGTGCACAAACAGGTATTAATCTATTCACCCAAAGTGCTACAAACGCTAACGTTTTAATTAGAGCAAACGTTATCATTGGTGCTAACGTTGGTACTACAACTATTCAAAACCCAACACTAGTTGGTACACAAACAACACAAAACGTTTATAACACAATCGCTACAACTGTAAACGCATTTGGGGCTGCAACAACATTAACTGTTGGCGCTACCAACAGCGGCAACTTAATTGTACGAAACGATAGCTTGTTTATACAAAACAATGCTAACGTAAACGGTACACGTGATGCTACAACTACAACTAGTGCGGCATTAACGGTCGCAGGTGGCGCCGCGGTTAAAGCGGGTATGATCGTTGGTGGTGCATTATTTGCTAATGCTACAGTTGATACAAACGGATATGGTAACGGCGCTATTAATGTACCAAATGGCGGCATTACTACTGTAGGGAATATCATCTCTAGAGACCATATATTTGCTGGACCAATAGCATACGAAGTAACAGCAGGCTTTGAATCGATAATCTTTGCAGGAGCTGATGCTAACGAATTTTACGTACAGTCTGCACTATTAAACACAGACAATCGCGGATCAACTGACTTTGCTGCGTATGCCGCCGATGGTAATGACGGTGTCGCCTGGGCAGACATGGGCTTCACTGGTAATGCGTTTGCAGACCCAAATTATACAATCACAAAACAAAATGACGGCTATTTCTTTGTAAAACCTGGCAATGGCTGGGGCGGCAACTTAGTATTAGCAACAAGTGAAAATGGTACGTATAATGATATTATAATTGGTGTGGGAAGTTTTGATAGCTCTGCCGAAGTTATGCGCTTCCATGGTAATATAGGCACAACCGGTAACGCTTGGTTAAAATACACCACAGTAGCTACAACACCTAATACTGGTGCATTGCGTGTAGATGGCGGGGTGGGTATTGGCGGCAACATCCGTGCAGGCGGCGGCGCAGTAATCAATAATAGTCAAACAGCAGATCCATTCCAAGTTAAAGGTGTTGCTACAACTAGCTTAATCTACGCCGACACAGCACAAGGTGCAGTGGTCATTGGTGGTAGTAATGTTGCTCCGCAATTGGGTAGTACACTAAAAATTAACGGTGTAGACTCAATGCTATTGCCAATTGGTAGTACAGGCCAACGTCCGGGTGCAACAGGTAATATTGACCTAGCTGGTATGCTACGCTTCAACACTACTATCCAAAACATGGAATTCTACGACGGTACACAATGGCAAACAGCAGGTTCTGTGTTTACCATTATCAGTGACCGCCAATTTGCAGGTAACGCTGGGTCATACGGTAACGTTGACGGCACCAACACAACATTTACAATACAAGCTAACAGCACAACATCAGCTACTCTTGTAAGTATCAACGGTGTAATGCAGTTCCCAGTATTAGCATACGAAGTAACTAATTCAACATTAACATTTACAGAACCGCCAGCACCAACAGACGTAATTGACGTTCGTGTATTAGCAACTACGTCGACAATTGGTGCACTTGCTAACGGTAACGGTCTAAACCAAGTTATTGCGGGCAACGACGGTGTTCAAATTTGGACAGGTACAAGCGCAACAACCCAGCGTATACTTGTAAATCAAGTCGGCGATGTTAATTTATTAGATAATAATAAAATAACCTACACACAAAATGCAGTTAATATTGTGGCTAACAATACACCATACGTTATCGCAACCTACAGCCAAACAGCGTATACTACAGCCAAGTTCTTAGTTAGTGCTAAGAAAGGAGCTACAAACTTCCAAAGTATGGAATCCATTGTAACCACTGATGGTGCTGGTAATGCCTATATGACAACCTACGCTGTAGTAAGCAACGGTATTGATATGGGCGGATTAACAGCTAACGTGGTTGGTGGCAATGTGAGAGTATACTGGACAACTACAACAAACGTAACTAATGCAAACGTTAAAGCAATGGGAACATACATAGTATAAAGGTGATCAATGTTACATCTAAATAAGAAGTATCGTCGAGGGTATACCGGTGAAGATATCATCGTTGAACGCAGTCTAAATGGTGGTGTGTGGAAAACTGTCACTGAGAATGTACCCAATCGTGTGACTAACAGACAAATTTCTAATACTGCGGTAGTCATAGGTAACGGTGTCAATCGCTTAGGATTCGACCTACAAAATTTTAAAAAAGCCAGTGGCCTATTAGGTGCAAGAACAGTTCAAACCTACGGGTGTAATGCACTATATAGAGATTTTACTCCTGATTTTTTAGTAGCAGTCGGAAACAACGGTATTGTAGATGAAATAGCAGGCAGTAGTTATACAAACGAACATATAGTATATTCTAGTGCTATTCACTTATTAGAATTTCCAGGTAAATTTTATCTAATACCATATGACGTCTATGCTGATGCTGGCACCACAGCCGCATATATTGCTGCATTCGATGAACACAAAAAAATCTATTTAATAGGATTCGACGGACACGAGCCGGGTTGGAATAATAATGTCTATGCTGGTACCACAGGATACGACCCTAAAGATGCTACTATAGAGCATAGCGAATGGATTTCAAATCATAAAAAATTAATTGATACCTACGACGATGTGGACTTTGTATGGGTAACACCAAAAGGTACTAACCTAATACCAGAAGAACTTAAACCTTGTTTGAATTTTAGACAGATTACGTTTAGACAGCTTGTATTAGAGTGCGACCTATAAGACTGCTTCTAACGTCTTAATTTTATCAACAACACTAGCAAAATTAATAGTACGCCAAACCCCAGGATGTAGGGGTTTTGGATGATCTTCTAATTCTACCCAGCAATATCCACGATGTTCGCTATTTAAAATAGGAACAAATTCTTCGTCAATGGCAATAAGGAAAGTGTGATAGTTGAAATGGCCGTTGTCGCTGGTAAATTTTTCAATAGGGATAACTTTAGTTTCTGAAAAGTCATAGCCTAGCTCTTCGTCTAATTCGCGATATAGGCTAGACAGTAAATTTTCGCCAGCTTCAATTCCGCCACCACCTAACCCCCAAGTGCCTGCATATTTTTTGCTATTACGTAATAAGAAAAGATAACGTTGAGTGCTAGTACTATAGATAAAAGTACCTACACCTTCTATAAGACTAGAGTCCAAAGTCCCTCTTTGTACTCGCCCTCGAAACTTTTTAGCCATTGATCGCCATTCCATTTATATTGAATACCTGTAGTCAGGTTACTTACATATTGTAAACTCGTATCGCTACGGCTGTCAAATGATACAATCCAACGACTGCCATTATATTGAATAATATCATTAGCGTGCGCCACTAGGTCAGTCCCGTCTGCACCGCGCCAAGCAATCGCACCATCGCCTGGTGCATTGTTATAACTACCAATATCGTGTAATAGTAGATATCGTGTACCTACTGTAGGATTAGCAATGCTTGCAGGGGTAACATTAATAGGATTAATAATTGCATCAATGGCAGACAATGTATTACCTGGTTTAGTATCTATGTCGACGTTGAAAATCAACTGAGTATCGTCTGTTGGATGATAGCTAACGGTACCAATAACTTCGGTTATGCCATCTTCTTGCAATAGTCTGACTTGACTAATACCATTTTGCAATTCACCATAGACATTGATTAAACTACTCCATATATCTTTAGTTCCTACCTTAGTAGGAATTATTTGAACCCCTGGGTTTCTAGGATCAGTAACCTCGCTGACTTTAAGTAAAGTTAATGTATTATTAATTAATAGTACACCGTACATCAATGGAGTAAAATATTGACGATTGCCTAACAAATTGTCGTCGTTGAGTATGCTTTCGCTTAGATCGCCACTATCGTTGTGTATACTAGCAATAATTTTTTGAATAACGCCAAGTTTCTTAACTTTAGCAGGGGGGCTAATCCACACGGGTAATTTAAATGTAAGCGTGGCAATGTCGATTGGGTTTTCTGTACCAATCGGTACACTGCGGCTAGTCCAACTAATATTGTCTAAATACACAACACTAAGGCTAGTCCAATCAATGTAATTATCGGTGCTTTGTATTTCTAATGCAGGATTAAACAATACCTGCAATTGTTCAATTAATTGTAATTTCTGTTTAGTGTTGCTAGTCCAGATATCTAATTTAAGTTCTAAAGTATAAGGAACAGGCATCATCCGCTCGATAGTAAACGCATTACCTTGTCTATTTTCATACTCTTGTGTTTGTTCGTTGTAGTAACGTTCGCGAATATTCATTTTACCAACGAAGTCTGGTTGTTGAACACGATCGCGATCGTAGGAAATACCGTTGATGTACACAGTCATAGCAGGCACAGTAGGCATAACACTACCACTTGCATTTTGATTAATAATCATCTGTACTTGGCGACTACTGTCACCCCAGTATACAGGCACACGTTGATAGGCCAAATTGCCATTTCGATCTGCACCAAACTCTACTTGAAAGCCTGAAACTATACGAATGAACTGCGCTAAGAAGCGTTCAATCTGAGCATCATAAAAAAATTGCTGATTTGCTATAGCCATTATAAGTTATCCGCTGATGGACGCAGGGCTTGACTTAAGCTCTGACGTTCGTTAATTACATGAGTGTAGACTGAATATTCTAATACGTCGCCTACTTTTAGTACACTCGATACAGTAAATGATATATTGCCGCCGGTATTAGCCATAGTGCTAGTAATAGGTAACCCATTTAGATTAGTGCGTACTCCGTAAGTGGTCACGTAACGTACATTAGTCAATACAGTACCGTATGGATTTACGTTGCTTAGAGTAAATGATACTGTGGCTGCGTTTGCTGGCGGAGTATACGGACTTGAAACACGTATTGCGTCCCATGCCGCTGCATTACTCATAAATTTGCCAGGGTTGTTTATAAAACCACTGCGTTGAGTAGTGTTGTTTATACCTGGTGTTAAGTTTGTTCTCACCGCATCCTCTACCTTAACCCAACGACGACCATCATAACGGAATAGTCTATTAGGCACATAATCTAAGCGCAAGTAGAAATCACCTAGATTTGGCCCCAATGGGAAACTTAATCCAGCAGCTACACTAGCACCGTTAGGTGGTAAGCCATCGCCTGTTAAGTAACCTTCTACCTTAGTTGGTGAAGTAATAGTTTGGTAACTAGCATCGTCTACAGTAGAACTAGCATCTACTACTTGCCCGTTTACAATATGTGCAGCAGTACTTGCATCCGGAGCACTAGGATCTACAGGATTACCGTTTGCGTCAACTGCTTCTGTATAGATAGTACTAGTATCGTAACCGCTTGCGGGTACATCAGCTTCTGCACGTTGTACAACAGCATCATTGATACTGATAAGTTTGTTGTAGGTGCTTAACAAATTACCAAGTGCGCGGTCGTCTGCATCGATAACACCGTCACCATTCATGTCAATGTTATTAAGAATATCTTTGTACTCTTGGCTATCCACTAACGGTGCTAGTTTAACACGCCATAGATGCGGATACCATAACGGACTAAATCCCTCTGCAGCTCGGGTAGCATCTTGCACTACATAAAAACGTTTTAGTGCTACAC